ATGAAAGCTACTGGTGCAAAAATGAATAAAAAGGAAGAGGAGAACAAAAACAAAGAGGGGGAAGACTAAGCTTCCCCTATCTCCTTTAACCCCAAATCCATTAATAGCTTATCCAATATCTCATTCACGTCATTACGGAAACTTCGGTAAGTAACATAATAGAAACTGATATTCTTGTAATCATGACTCACATTAGAACATGTACACCCCAAAACCTTAGCGATTTTTTCTCTTAACCCTCTTCTCATCTTAGAACCGCCAAGGGCACTAGGAGAATAAAGATAAAGAATAACAAAGATAAATTGCTTGCGTACCATTGTGGAATTTCGTCCGGCATGATAGCTCATAAACTTATCGTAAATATTGCCTACTTGCGATAAATCTTGCATCAATGGAATGGAAAGACTTATTTCTTCCTTGGATAAGATGGCCTTAGTTTCTCTAATCCATTTTATACGTTCCATGATTTTCTTTAGATTCATTTCAATGTCTGATTCTTTCATTCTTTTCTGTTTTTAGTTCAACATTTCATAGACGAAGCAAACCTCGTCTGCATCTATTTGTTTTCTAAACATTTCTATGTCGGAAACTATCAACGAGCAGTGCTCAAACGAACTCTGCCCATTGATAACTTTTTCTATTCTTGCTATTCGGTATCTCATTTTATTTCGATAAGAGTTAAAACGCAATAACCTAACAAGTCTTTATAGCTGTCTAGAATTGGTTCTTCTTTAGCATCCTCATTAAGAGTCAATAAAGAACAAATCCGATTAATCTTTTCTTGCAAATGACCGAATGCATACGGATAACCATCCTTGGTAAAACATTCCGAGAAAGCGTTTCCATACCGCTTATTCTTGGTTTTGAAAAGCTCGATTTGTGACCCGATGATGTCGTTATAATCTGAGACAATATACCAAGAGAGCGTAAGCAAGGCTTCCATCGCCATTACGCAGACATGATTTCGTAAGGTTTCCTTATCTTCAGCAGATGCTCGTATCTCATACATAAGGCGAAGGAAATTGGCTGCGCTTGAAAATAATCCGAGCTTTCCGAAGTCCTCCCTTAGAGATGAAACGAAAGCGGCATTATCCTTGCATTCAATCATGTCTGCCACATGTCTAATCTCAAAGATATACTTGTTAGCATATTCGCTACACCCATTGTTATTTTGTTCCACCATGTCCGTATCCTCCTCCACGATTATTTTCCATATTCAACTCTCCAAGTATGCTTTCTGGATTTTCTACCTTGCGGAATGCCCCCTGACAAATACGAGTACCTTTCTTGACTACGAAAACATAATATTCGTAATCAGAATCAAGTTTAAATTTGCTATCTTTCGTTGGCATATAACGCTCAGAATTAACCCTATAAAGCGCACCAATATCGTCTCTGTAATCTTCATCAACTAAGCCAAGACAAATATCAATATCGGCTCTTACTTTAGTCATATAACCAACTTGTGTTTCGTTCTTGCCAATAAACGCCACATCAACTTCCAGACCTTTGTCAGTAAAGCCTGAACGTGAACGAATATCCAAGCCAACACCTTTAGGAAGTTCAATTCCTAAATGTAGGTTGATGTGACCTCTACCCATTTTCACCCAAGGCATATTCAACACTACATCTTGTGGGCAGTAAAAATCAACTGCCGCTGCATTACCTTCCTTATAAGGAACACGACCACCTCGCAAGTCAAGTACATAAGCCTTGCCTTGTGCTACTAACTTCTTCATTAACTCTTTATCCATTATATATAAAGCCTAAATCATTTAAAGTTCTACAATTCTTAACCAGTCCTTTAGCCCATAAGTTACGCAACTCAGGTAACGGGTCTTTTCCGTACTCATTTTTTATGGTTGCTAAGGTCAAGATTTCCGGTTTAATATGTTTATCTCTTTTCTGCTGTCTTAGCTCCTTCAGAATATTCTCCAAGTTCTCCATTGACGAAATCCTCCATTGTTATATTGTCAACCCCAAATTTATCAGCCAGACCATCGTTCCCAATAATCAGCCAATTAGATTTGTCTTTGAGAAACTCTATACTCTCGGTGCTTTTTGCAGCATCAACAAAAGTATCATCAATATTATCAGTAGAGCAATATGGAACTACAGCCTTATCTGCATACATGGCAATTTCGTATGTAATAACCGATACCATTTTCTTGAATGTTATATCGCTTGAATACATTACCTGGTTCTTGTCATATCCTAAGATATTGACACGGACTATATTATCATCTGCTTGCAACGCTCTAAAGAAATCGTGCTTTAGCTGAAAATCCGTAATATCTACAGAATGCTCATTACCCGATGGAATACTTATAACATCCAACAGACTTACAAAAATAACTTTTTTAATCATTGTCTTCATCTGTTAATAATTTATCTATTGTTTTTTCTAATTCGTCTAATCTTAGAGTATAATCCTCTTCGTAAACGCATGTCAATGTAGAAATAAAGAACTTATCATTATCTGTTCTCAATTCAATCTCCATGTATTCCTCGTAATAGCTATCGTATTTAATCGCTATCGAAAAGGAGTTCATGTAATCTGGGTTAAACCTTCTCTGTAAAGCTTGTGCCCTCGTAAAGGCATTTTTAAATTCATCCGTCATGGCTTAATATTTTGAGTAAGCATTTCCTTGCTCTTTGCCATCGCATCATGGAAGCCTATATCGTATCTATCGGTTTGCTCCAGCTCATAGTTTCGCTTAATTAGTTCACTTGTCTGATATGAACTCTTTGCAAGTTGAATCTTAAAATAGACAAACTCAACAAACATAACCATAAAGCAAAGAACAAAACCGATAATTACCGCTGCCTTCGTGTTCTCCTTGCAGAACCTTACAATACACTTAGCAAGCCAGCATGTTGTACTAACTATGCCTACAAGTGCAAGGTAAGGAATTCGTAGCAGAACCTTGCATAACATACCCATAGTACTCTTCGTATAAGATGCGAAATCCGTACTCGTAAAAACTAACTTTAACTTCTTCATTTTTTAGCCTATTTAATGTTTATCAAAAGTCTCTTGTTTACGAACCACAACAAATCAATTCCGTTCATCATACAATATCCGCAAAGCATGCCAATCAATATTATGATCTTCTTGAATACTCGGTAATGCGTCATTTCTATCTTCAGCATAGACATCATCAAGTCTTCAAAGGAACGGTCTCTCATTGAGTCCGGGTCTAGCCTCAACGATTTGACATTCATCTTGTACTTATTGGCCATAGAGAATAATGTAATAGCAAATTCTGCTAATTTGTCCTCTAGAGTTCCGGCAACGAGTTTAGAATATATTTCTATCGTACCACGTCCATTAACATTTTCATATTCCCAACGCTTGGCATTGAAACGACCTTCGTATTTGCGCATTTCTACAATAGCGTCAATTACGTTGAATGTTTCAGCCCTTTGGGTTTGGCTAGCAACATCGAAGTTGCAAGCCTCTATAATCTGTTCAATTTCTGCTATCTCCATTTTTTATACAATTGAATCTAAGTCAAAATCATTAGAGGGAATGAAAGCCACATGGTCTTTCTCCTTAGTCATCGTTCTCTCTCCAGTTCGCACGCAATTGATTGGCTTGGAATTTTTGTGTCGTACCACAAACGTTCCAAAGCTACGTATTGTTACTCTATCTCTATTACGTAACGACTGCTTGGTGAGGTCGATAAAAAAATTCACAATGGCTTGAACATCATCCTTACGGAACTTCTTGCCATTTACATCTCTAAGATTCTTAATGATTGCCTTGACAATTTCTTCTTTCTTCATATTCTCTAAGTTTTTTATTCCCTAAACTTCTAATCAAGTCGTATGGGTCTATATCATATTTCTTGATAAAGCAATCCCTCAGCTTGCTTAAAGCATTGAAATCTGCATTTGTTGTATTCTTGACTATCATATAAGCCGAGTCTAACCGAGCATCTGTTTTAGGGGCTTTAACCCGAAAAAGCTTGTTGCCTTTCTCGTCTTCGATAAGTTCCAAATTAACTTCTTCGCCTTTAGCTTTTTTTCTTGCAGACCATTCTTCATAAGTGATGGCATTTTGCTTGATAGCCTCATCCTCTTTAGCCTCCTTTTCTCTTTGTATATTTGCCTCTACAGATTTTATGGCATCTATACGATGGGAGCAAAAAGTATTCAAGCTCTTAGTTATAACTTGCGGATTCGGCTTCTTGTAGAACTTTTCAAACTTTCCGGCAATAAACATCTTGAAGAAAGTAATCAGTTCGTTCAGATTAAGGAAATAATACTCATCCTTTATAGCATTCGCTGTCATTATCTTAATATTGTCCGTAACCTCTTTATTAACAAAGCCACAAATACCATAGACATCAGAAATCCATGCTACAAGCCATGTTATTGCACTTCCTTCTCCATAACACAGGTCAAGATAGGTTAGTGTTGGTGCGTTGCTTTTAAAAGCTTTTCCGATAGGCATCTTACTACCTACTTGGCTTGATGGAGAGAAAGACATTAGAATGTTATCGAACGTTCCATACTCATTGAATATTCGTTGCTTTTCTCTGTTGATTGAGACGCTGCACGAGGTTGGCTGACTCTTGATAATAGCCTTGCTCTGCATCTTTATTAGTTCCTTGCTTTCTGTCATCATAATTTCCTTCCAATACTTTAACGAAATTGTTTGGTCTCATAATCCAATCAAAACTTGCCATCCACCCATTGCTACCATTAAGAAATGCAGATGCGGCTGCTTTATCTATCACAAGTTTCATCTGCTCACTCCCATATTCTTTAAGCCGTGAATTAATCATTGACTTTCTCTTCGAAGTCAGGGCATGAACAAGAGGCATTCCTCTTCCAACGATAACTTTATTGAAATATTCGCAAACCTTCTTTGCTTTATCATCCACTTGTTGTACACTAGGGACGTTGTTCAATGCTATTCGTTCAGGTTCGTTCTTGTGTGGTTTAGATTCTTCACCTTCAGCAAATTCTATGTTGTCTTCATGCTTCCAAATAAAGACTTTTCCGCTACCGATAGATAACATTTGTTTCTCAAATAGCCCCTCAATAGCTTTTTTTACCTTTGTCACCGACATGCCTATCTTTTCCGATAATTCTTTGTTGCTTCCATATACATATCCGTCTTTGTCAGCATTAAATGAAAGACGGACGAAAGCGACTAATTCATCAGCATCCAAGCTACATGCTTTTTCATCTAATTTTACTACCATATCTTAAAAGAATGTATTTGTTAATTGTTTATTTCCACTCATTATTACCCACTTTCCTTTGCCGTTTTGATCTAGCAATTTCAAGTCTTCAACTTTCCCGAACCTCTCATAAGTACCGCAGAGGTCAACAAACCAAGGCTGTTTCCCTTTTGATAGTCTAAGAAGTCTTCCTACAACTTGATAGTATTGCGCTAATGAGCGTGTTGGCTTTGCATACACGACCGTATCTAACTCCGGATAGTCAAAACCTACGACTAATATTTGACTATTTACCAATACTTTGGTCTGACCATTACGGAAACGCTCGATGATTGCTTCACGTTCTTTCGGTGGTGTCTCTCCACAGACCATTTCGCAGTTAGGTATGGAATATGTTAGTTTCTGAGCCTCTTTAACGAACTTCGTAAAAACCAAGATGCCTTTACGCTGTCCACCTCGCTTCGGATTAAGCAATCTTTTGACAACACTAACTAGCCATCCGTACAAATCTACACGTTCATATTCTTGCTTGACACTTTGGTCAGTGTAATCACGGCAAGTTGAATTGAGCTGCAAGTTTCCTTCGTTCCATTGTGGTGGTGGGCATGTGTAATAGTTCGGAAGACAGATATATCCGTTTTTTGCCATATCCTCAACTTGAACATAGTAAATAAGCTCCTTGAAAATCTTGTCTCGACTTCTTGTCAGAAACTTCAATATGCTACCATAGTTCTGATAGGAATACAAACGGAAAGGTGTTGCGGTTAAACCTATGACCTTGCTCTTTAATTTATCAAGAAACTCCTTATACATGCCGGATTCAGGTTTCACTAAATGAACCTCATCAATTAATATGTATTTGAAGTCTGTAAACAATTCGGGATGTCCTTTCACGCTACCAATTGTAGCAAAAGTAACATCGCTGATTTCTTTTGATTTAAAGCTAGCGGAATAGATGCTGGCATTATCAAATCCATAAGAACAATACTTCTTGTAGTTTTGTTCCAAAATCTCCTTAGTAGGAGAGAACACAAGCACTTTATCCTTGAGCCTAGCAGCTATATCTGCCAAAATCAATGATTTGCCCGATGCTGTAGGAAGCACTTCCAGAGCGTTCCAGTTTTTCTTCTTATCCAAGAAAAACTCAACAGCCTTCTTGCTTGCCTCTTCTTGATATGGTCTTAATTTAAACTTCATTTCACAAATAATATGAAATCACTTTTGTTACTATATAGGAATGCACAAGTCTTATGCATAACAAAAGCCCTTAGAGAAGACCTTACAGTTTTTATGGTGTGTCTCACCGAATACGATTGCAAAGATACAAAGAATAATTTAATAATGCAAACGTTTTAGTGTTTATTATTTGTTATATAACATACTTTAAACTTTATTCATTGTCTTTTTCTTCATTCATTTTCAAAATTAGAGCTGCATAGTATTTGTAGAGTTCTTGTAATTCAAACACAGACCAGTTCTTTGCTTGATGTTTCATTACCTCCAACAAATCAACTTGCTGCTCACCAAGCCGTTTTACTTCATCCATATCCAAAGGAACGTGAGGATGCTTTTGCAAATAAGCCAATCGGCCAAGCTTCATTACTAAATTCTTCCTATAACCAATAAGATGGTCAGAAGAGAATCTGTTACATCGTTTGCATTCCGCATTCTGATTACGTGTATCAAAGCGCAAGCTCATATGAGTTCGTCCGCAATAATGCCCATTGTCGGCTTGGTAGATTGGTAAAATTCGTCCACAACTGATGCATCTGAAGTACTTATAGTGAAACTCTCTAGAGTCTCTCATGCGGATATAAACCGACATAAGCCTATCTAGCTTGTCAACCCACTTTTGCTTCTCGCTCCTCTGGTGTTTAGGCTTCTTTCCTCCTTTGTTAAATCTATCATAATATCCCATAATCTTTATCCTTTATCAAATCTCGAATCGTATTTCCATCTGAAATCGCCACAATAGTAGCCTTTCATACAAGCTCTCGTAATATTCCTTTGAACGAGTCCTAGTTTTCGTGCTGCATCGGCTGCTGACTTATACCAATGGACTTGCTCTCCATATTCGTTAATAGCTATTACTGGTCTTGCATTCCATCCGGCTAATTTCGGATTTCCTTTTCCTTGGTACATTTCCAACTTTTTGCGCATCGCATCTTGCTTCTCTTTCGGTATACCCATCTCATCCCAAGACATACCTCTATTCCACGGCTTGTTCCCTTTAGGAAAATACCCATGACGATTTGTTTCAGGTGGAATATACAATCCGTAATTTACTTTGTGCTGAATATTTTCTAAAACGTAATCTCTTTCCATAGTTGCTGCTATGAGAGTCGAACTCACAACCTTCCGATTTGAACAGACATTCTTCCGTTAAACTAAGCAGCACCACCCCATAAGGGGAATTTCAAACCAATTAAATATTTAGAAAAATGAAAAGCTTTACTCCTTTGGTTTATCCATATGCAAGAATACATCCATGATTGATGTTTCCTTAAGACTTGTAATATTGTAATCAATCATAGTCTTACTCATAATCTCATCTACATTCTTGCGAGCCTTTTCAATGGTATCACCCTGCACAAGATAACGAACCTTAGTCTTCCTCTCCTTGTCAAATTTTTCATCAATAGTAATCATGTTAATACTGCAATCGTAGTATTTATCCTCGCTATCAACTTCTGAAAGGAACAACTCTGAGAAACTAGCTTTCTTCATAGTGACAATCTCCATATCACCATTTGTGTACACCGCCATTTCCTCGGTTGTCTTAGCCTCGCATTCTGACCATGACAAGGCATCTACAACATATTGTTCCGTAGTCTTAGCGTTCGTTCCATCCTCTAAAGTCTTCTCATAACGAACACCTACGATAAAATACTTTCCTGTTAATGATTTCATTGTATATTACTTTTTTTATGTTAGAGAATGTGGTATCGGTGAGGCTTGAACTCACGGCCTAATGTTTAGGAAACATTTGCTCTATCCAACTGAGCTACGACACCAAGCATCCTATAGAAACTCTTTATTTAATTCTGCTTGCCTCTCCACCTGTGTCTGCCATACCATATAAGCATGGTCTTGTGGAGTAGGTATGTATAATCCTCTTTCCATAGAGCAATGATGAAGCCATCGGTCTATACATAAAGACATTTCTTCTTTGTCAAGGTCTGGTATGTGCCTCCAATATTGGAAGGTCTTGCCTTGTTTATTCTCACGCTCCCTAAGAAAAACATCCTTATTTACACGTTTGAACTCTTGTTCGATATAGTCCTTAGTATATCCTTCTTCGATAGCTACGTAAGTGATTGTTACCCACAGATAAGCATTCTGCTGGATTGTCCTAGATTGTTGTCTCTCTTTAAGGTCAACAACAAAGAACTTCTCATTATAATAATCACCTTGTAGTTTCTTGGCTTTGGTTATCATAGCCCTGGTTCGTTCCTCGAACTTTTCAAGCTCGACCGGATTCAACATATTATATACCATCTTTCTTTAATGAAAGGTGGAGAAAATTAATTCTCCACCATAATAAGTTTAAAATGGCGCATTAGATGCGTTAGTGCCACTCGGCTGCGCTGGTGGTATTGGGGCTGCACCTGCGGCTGGAGCTTGTGGAGGAAAAGGATTATTAGCAGCAGCTTGCATGCCACCTTGTGGCGCATTGTTCTGTGATTCAATCTTTTGCATCTCGTAGCCACGAACAGATGTAAACCAGTCTGTTGTGCCATCTTTCTTTGTTCCTTGATATGATTCAACGTCAAAGAACACTTCAGCCATATCCCCGACTTTAAATGTGTCCGGAACATGAACATTTTTACAGCTGAAATCAAAGATGATGCGCTTTTCGTAGCCACGTTCACCTGTCAAACCATCGAAACGTGTTGCGTCAAGCATCAAACGTCTCTTTTCAAATGGTTCTTTACCTTGTCTCGGAATAGACTGAATGCCTTCGATAGCGACAATCTTACCTTTATAACTATTTGCCATAACTTAAAATATTTAATAAAACAATAAATTATCCAACTCGTTTTAATGTCAAACTAGGCTTTACCTTAGTTACCTTTTTGTACTTTTCCAAAAGATGGCTATAAGTCTCTTCGTCATCAGCATCAAAAGCCTTCGTGTCTAACGAAACTCTTTCAGAAGCGGACTTCAAGGAATAAGTGTAATTAGAAGTTTTATACGATGTGATATTGTCATTAGACATACCATCAAAGATAGCTGCCTTCAACTCCTTTTCCTGTTCTTGCAATTTAGCAATGCGCTCTTGAACGTCCATGAGTGCGATTTCGTTATCTATAATATAGTAAGGTGTTTTTGTATCATCACTATACAAACGACCTTCTTTCTCGCATCGGAACAATTCTTTAACATCACTCGCTGGTCTTGGCTTGCCTAATGGGATGAGTTTACAGATTGTTCCTCGCTTCTCGTCATCACGCAACCACATACAACATATACGTGTAACCTTCAGATGAGGATTCAATGTTTCGAAGCCGAACTTATACATCGAGTTCTGCCAACGCACATACTCCTTATTAACGGAATAAGTACCCTTAATATCCCAAATCTCAACCTCATCGTCCGGTGCATCATCCTTGTGCATCACCAAGTCGATTGCACTTGCATGGTCTTCTCCGATACGAAGGACATATTCGCTGCCAATTATCTCATATCCATTCTTTTTGATATAAGCGACAAAAGCCTTGACACTCTCTAATGCTGGCTCAATATCCAATGAAGCAAACAACTCTACCTGCTCGTGGATAATAGTACCTTTTTCGGTAGCTTTCTTCAATACCTCTTCGCTTACGTTAGAGTACATATTGGGGAATACATACTGATGAAGCATACCAGTAATGCCACTTAATTCACGACCATCATAAAAGTACTGGTGTGTGGAGTCCTCATAAAGAACTCCACTGTTATTCAATTGTATCATACTAATCTTGATTTAAATTGTGTCAACTTAGCTAAGAACTCTGAATTCTTTTGATATTCGGGATAAGCATCATAAACTGCTTTTAAATCCTTCTTGCTCTGTGCGAGTTCCATCTTTCGTAATGCACATTTGCGTTTAAACTCTTCGGACTTCTGAAGGTCTGGGAATCCGTTCCAAACTCTATCTACTTCCTCCCAAATTTGAGCCTGTTGCAATTGTGGATAAGCATATTGTTTTTGCTCATTAAGATTTTCGTCTTTTTCTTCCTCGCTCTTTGGAGCTGGTTCAGAGTAACCATATACTTCTTTCTGATTATTCATCCATTCAAGAACTTCTTGCTCGGTCATACCACAATACCAACGTACAATGTTATTCTCATCTTGAATGATAAGTTTTGTAATACATCTGTTAGTATAGCCCACATATCCTACATGGAAAATCGTCTTCAGCTTTCCGCTCGAAGAATATTCAACATTTCGGTTAAGGTTGACGAATATCTTCTTGGGAGCGGTATATAATTCTCGACCAATACCTAAACAAGAGCAAGCACGCTTGAAAGAGTCGCTAGCTTGGCCTTTAACGGCTTCGGTGTTACTTGGCGTACCAACATCTTGCTTATCTATCCAACCGATACCTTCTTTATAAACGGAAACCGTACAAAAGAGGTTTTGACCAATAAGCTCATGCTTACGTTTCCAACCATAGATGCCGAACTTCTCATCTAATCGTCTCATGTCACATCTTGCGTCCTTGTAAAGCAACAAGGAACACCAGTCTGGTGACTTCTGATTACCACCTTGACCAACACGGACTTCTATCTCATCCGCATCAAGGAGGCGAAACTCATAATCCTTAATTTCTACGCTCTGCCCTTCTACAGGCTTCGCTGCCTTATTCTCTGCCAT